ATTCTTTATAATCAATCTTCTCGCTTCCTCTGCCGTCATCCCTTCTATCGTCGCATCTATGGCCTTCCCGAAATTATGCGCAGACAAATAGAGTTTCCCGTTTTTTGTCTTATCCCTTACCAGTTGACAAATATTGCACCGAAGTCCTCTTTGGGTATAACCTCCTCCTGAAGCCCAATTATTAACAATCATCGGTTTGTTCAATATTTTCTCCCGGATTATATCAAGCGTCTCTATCAATTCCGGATCGATAAACATCCATGCCCGTTCTCCATATTTTTTATAGACTTCGGGACAAACAAGTTCTTGTATTTTGAAGTGCTTACTTTTTTTCATTTCCTACTCCTTTTAATTTTTCGATTAACTCTTTCGCTTTTTCAATGTCTTTACAATTGATGATCTCTTTCATGGCTTCGGGGATATCAGCGGCGACTGACCGCTTCTCTTTCAAGTTCTCGAAGACACTGCGCAGTTCTATATACACGATACAGAGCGTCCCGAACATGGAGGCATAAGGAAGATTATAAACCGTGATAAACGAACCGACAATGTCGAATAACAGGAACATTATCTGAACTCTCCAATATTCTCCGATCTTTGCTACCGTTCGCCTAAGTTTATCGCTATAAATTTGCTCGTGTCGGGCTCTGGCTTTTTCAACTCCCGTCCACAAATCGATAAATACGGCTATAACCATTATGATCCAAAAAACTAAAATAATGACAGCTCGACGTTTTAATTCTCCGATCTGATCGCTGCTAATAAAATCTAAAATAATATCCATATCCTCCATATAATAAATAATTGAACAATTTGTCCGGCAATACCGCCTATCAGTGTTGCCCATAAATCGAGCCGGTCGAATTTCCCGCCCCATGCCTTGTCTCCATATTCCTTGCCGATCGCCAAGCCTACGGCAAACAGTAACGTGCCTATCAACGCCCCGAGAAATCCATATAAGATATGACGAGGACGGTTACTTTCTCTCAACCATTTCATCGAAGACCTCCTTCCTGATCCGGTGTCCATTCCGGGCTGGCCAACAGTTTCTCCAGCTCTTTCCCCTGATAGACGGGATAATTCTCCCACTCTACGCTATCTTCCGATAGGGGCATTATTTCCTTATTTTTCTTCGATACCAGCGTATCGTATGTTTCTATGTGCATGATCGCTTCTGTTGCGTCTACGTTCTTTCTTCTCGTTTCCCAATCCGGGTCTATATCTTTAAGTTCCGAAATCGGGATTTTGTAATATCTGTTCATCGTATTTTGGTTTTTAGAATTCGTTATTTTCTTCCGGCCTTGCCGTCTATATCTTCTCCGTTGTATTGACACGAGGCCTTATAGTTATGCTTTATTTCTTCTTCGGTTAACTCCCTGTTATATATTAATGCATCATATATTTTCTGTTTACATGCGTAAATAGGGGAATTATTTATTGATCCTAATGTAATCCCGATTACTTTGTTTTCTTTTCCGCCATTAAAGCATCCTACAACGAATATCTCTTTTCCTTTATTGGAAATATTAAAGTTTGTATTACTAACATTGCCATTCATTATATATCTATTCTCTGACGAAAAACAAATACCCTTGTTTATTCCTAAATAATAGCTACTCCCATAAATAAGTCCGCTCCAACTATTACCGGTTAATAATTCAACATCACTAATTGTAAAAAGAATTGTAAAATCTATATTGGTCATTGCTTTTACAACACTTGAAAAGTCATCTACCCCGTCATATTGGATATAACCGTCTCCGTAACCCGATTCCGGCGTATATGCGAAGTTTTTATTTTCAAGGTCGTTCCCGTTGCCGGATAGATCCGGAAGAATGTTTTTATTCTCATCCGTGTTGCTTCGTCCTCGACCGGTATAGTAACCGATCAGACCCTCCCGGATGTAGTCCAATGCTTTCGATACTTTACATCGGGCTATCATACGGGGTTTTACTTCGGCTGCATTGCTGGCGAAATAGGTTTGATTATCATAGGTCGTTATTACCGGTAAGTCAAGCGGATATTCTGCCGGTTCTGCTAATTGATAGCTTACATAGACTTCATTTTCGCCCAACCACGCTGTTATTTCTTCTTTTGTCATATTAACCGTTGTAGGATAACGGAATATTCCCAGATAAGGAGAATTGTTATTAAGATTGATTGTTCCGACTCCGTTATTACCTTGTACGAAATGTGTACTTAATAATCCGTTTGGGGTACTTCCGTTAATCGGTGCTTTTGTCGGATAGAAATAACAGTCGCAAAAACCTAAATCAGTATGATTACTTACTCCTGTGCAGGTAATGATATGTTCATTCTGTATCCGTTGTATCAGTTTCCATTCTTTCCCGTTATACACTACTTCATCGTATATGCCGTTTACTGATCGAAGGATACCGTCATGTCCCGCCTTTTTCATCGATTCTTTGATGTTCAACAACTGGTAATCGCTTCCTGCTTTATCCTGCATAACTGACAACAACAGCCCGGTGTCTCCTACCGATCGCATAGGTACGGGATTCTCCGGAGTCGGTGTGCCGATCTGTTCCGTAAGCCCATGTATCGACAGGGACAACAGTTTATCGTCTCCCGGTTTCGTGTTCCAGATCGGAAAAGCTCGGCCGGAGGCCTCTACTTCCGGATGGTTCGTCCCGGAGGTTGAAGCGTGACCAAGCTTCCCTAAATGTCCTAAGTTCCCTAATCCGTTCATCATTCCATTACATTTGCTGTTCCCGATATCTCTATCGAATACCCCTCATATACCGAAAAGTATTCTGTCTGTCCGGACGGGAGGAGAACTCCGTTTCCGGTTTTATCTCCTCTATATTGCCAGAGCCGGCAGTCGGTAACGGCCGTTATCCGGATTATACGGCTTGCTCCTGACGGAAGTGTCCCGTCCGTGATGTCTTGGGCTGTTCCTATCGGCAATACCGGTACGGGATTGAGGTTCTTATCTAAGGGCATGATATTGTTCATATTGTTATGGTTTGTTTTTAATTACAAAATATTTACTCAGATAATGAGATTTCCACATTTACCTGACCACCTTTTGAAGACTCTATTAAATCAATCGTAATAGTCTTTGATGCGTTATAAAAAGAAAGGGTCTGTGTATATTCATAAGAAGCCTCAAAATCCAGACTCCCTGTTTTCAATGTTCCGTTGTCATTATAGGTATAGCAAAACATGAACCTGAAACCTGAATCGGTCATAGTTATAATATCCGCCATAGACAATTCTTCGCTTAGAAATGGAATTGTTCTCCCTTTACCTTCCAAAGTAGATGTATTTATGGCTGTATTAACATTTACCCGCACAGGTATGATCGAGTCCAGTTTCCGCTTGTCCGTTGAAGGCATCAGACCGTCATAGCTCTCCGTTACTGTTTTGAGAATATTACTCCATGACGTCCAAATGCCGTCATCACCTTTACTCCGTTGCTCAACCCCATTTATGGATAATCGGGTCTGTACTGTAAATATCGATCCGGTATCGACTCGAGTAACGGTCATCATATAACGGGTGTTGAACATATAGTTGGGATCTTTTACCAAATAAATGCAGCCGTTATCCGTAGCGGAATCAAGCTCTGACACATCAATCGCTTTTATTGCCGGTACGTTAGATAAATCCTTATCCGCCTTTTGATCATCATTCTCAGCCAATGCCACCAAAACACCTCCAACCCTTTCAGCTGTATTATTGCCGGGTATCCGCTCATCCCGTATCTGCTCTGCTCGTTTCTTTAAATCATTACTCATAATTTGTATCTTTACCAATTGGACATAAAATAATATCTGTTTTAACCATACCTGACAAATCCAAAACCAACCCCGGTTCTTGATTTTCAACATACGTTTTAAACTCATTCATTTTTTCTGTATATTCGGTATCAGTCATTTCCGATACCTCTTTTTTCGACACTCCGATATGCTCCAGTGTGTATATAGCCTCCGATATGACTGACCCGCCGGACAGATGTTGTACGGTTACTCCGTACGCACGCGCTTCTCCTGTATTCATGATATATCTATTATGTATTTATATTTATTATCTACCCCGCCTTCCGGATATAAAATTTCAGCTTGTACTATGCTTGCTATATCCGGCTCTGTCGGACTAAGCTCATAAGTTGAGCTCCGCTCCTGTTCGGCGACAAGCAAATTGATCGTATTCAACAAACCGGAAGAATACTGGTATGTCAACGATATATTAATCTCGGACTCTGCCGGATAAGTTAAAAGAGCCATAATACCTCTTAGTCCGACAATACCTGCCGTTATTGCGATATAATTGTTGATCAATCCACTGTCTACACAAACAAAAGCATTGAAAAATGAACGGTATTCGAACGAAGTACATACAAAATCGATCCACTCCTGAGTAATCGTCTCGTCCTGCAGTTTTATTCGGTATGATTTACCTGCCAATTTATAACGTTCTATCAATGTTCTCAGGCGCGGAATATCCGCATTGTCATCATATACAATTACCCAAAAGTCGGGTATGCCGTCACTGTACTCTATACCTATTTTAGCCCCCATTTCCTCCCATACTATTTTAGGCAGCCATATAGCCTGCGGTGTAGCCGACAGTTGCATTTTTTTTCGGGCTTGCCATGATCGAAATTGATCATACAAAGACACGACAGGTGATAATAAAACCGTTAAAAATGCATGCAGCCTGATAAACCTCAGTCTTGGAGGTAACAATAACAATATGTATTTACTCCAATTCATCCAACTCAACATTATAAGTTATATCTTCACTATGAAAATCCAATATAAAAGCACCGGATATCGCTTCTATTTTCCGTTGCAATGATGTTGACCCGTTCCATGTTTCCGAAATCAACTCGACATCTTTAACTCCTTCCGCTTGTTGTATCCTATCGACCAGCTTAGAAGCATAAAACACTCCTCCGTAAGCAATCGTATTTAAATAAGACTCTATGGCTTCCTTTACTGGCATTCCGCCTCCACTTAAACGGACTCCGGTATCATCAAGTAACAAAGGATTGTAATATATACGCAGTTTTATTCGGATCGGGTCAGGATCTTGTGTAACAAATTCATAATGCATACCGGCCGCACCTATCAGTTTTATATATTGCTCAAAAGCCGAACGATGTTCCGTTGGTATGGCAGCTTTGTTCTCTCCCGAATAATAAAATTTCAAAAACATAACCCCGTTTTCGGTCTTAACCTCCCGGATTGCGACATACTTTACGATACGCTTGTCCGTATCAACATCTTTATAAGCGTAGGCATATTTGGCAGCATCAAAAATCAAATCATCGCCAAGTTGAAACTCCAACGCTTTCTGATAATACCAAGGGATAGATGTTGTATAGCTTTCTTCAATATGCTTCTCTGTATCCGACCTAAAAATATCCCATAGCGATTCAAGTGTCCAAATTGCCGATGATACAATAAAGACTAAAGCCGCTTCAATACTCAGCGCACTGAATTGTTCATCGAAAGTCAATCCCGCCTGCAGATTATAAGCCTCTGCCAATGTAGCATTTTCAACAAACGACTTTTTAATCCCCTGTGATATATCCTCTATCGTTCGTGCCATATCAATCAAAAGTTAAATCAAAAGTTTCATCAAACACTCCCAGCCCCATATCTACAGACGTTGCGGGGATTATACTATTTATGCAATAATACTCCCTTATCGGTTTGTCGACGACGTCCCCGACATTATACTCAAGCGAAACTCCCGGCTGTAAATCAACGGTTATATCTTGTATATTGTTAGTAGCGGCCAAAGCGAAAACTCCCGCTATGCTACCATACAGTTGTAACGCTATATCAAAAAGCGATTGTTTATGCAATACTATATATATCATCTCTTACGTATTTTAAATATCATATAAATACCGATTAAGACAACCAACACCCAAAATCCCCAAACACAAGTACGCTGAAATTTGGTTAATTTGTTGACAATAATCGTCTGGCTCGTTGCAGATTCCCTATATCGATCCTTAAGAGTTAAATAAATCGATAAACTATCCACTTTTGCGGTTGCCGTAAGAATATTATCTTTTATATCTATTTGCGGAGGCAATAACCTTTTTCCAGCCTGTAATTCATTTATTCGGTCAATCAATACATTTCCCGCTGAATCGCACTCCAACAAAGCTATCAGCAAAGAGCTGTCGGGAGATATTTCAACAACCGTATCCCGCAATGTTTCGACAACCGTTTCGGTTGTCGTATTTGGTACATATATAGTACGTGTACAACTTGCAAAAAACAGAATCAAAATGATAATATAAACCCTCATAAATTTACGTTTAAACATCAATTACCAATTTACCCGTATCATCCAAAGTTACCTCCGGCTGTATATAGCCAATCGCCTCTAACTGCACTTTTATCTCCCGTAACAACTCATCGGTTTTGTCCGAAGATTTAAGGTATTTATCCATTGAAACGCCCAATACCGGATAGTCCTTAAAATCGCCTTTATCGGACGATAACAATAATTTAATATTTTGATAATCCGTTTCTCCGATCTGCAATCCCCGGATAATTTTACCGTCATTATCGAATACCGGATTTATATCCAAATCCCCGTATTGCTCACTTAACAATATCCCCGTCATCATTGATATACGATTTTACTTTCCAAATCATTTTGTTTTGTTGTGCCCGGATCACCGATTATCGGAGTCGGCATAATCGCTCCGGTTGCTGTTCCGGACACCGGGTGTGTATGTGCTTTATAGCTGGTTATCAAATCGGACAAAGATTGCTCGATCTTTTGCAATCGATCGAATAAATATCCGGACAAAACAATACCTCCGGCCTCTTTACCTCCTAACCTGATCTCGTCCGCCTCCGACACCGCCAATAAATAGGCATCCATTGGATTTCCCTCAATTGTTATACAGGCGACAAGCGATTTATCTTTCGGATATATCGTTAATCCTTTTTTTATACCCGCAATTACATCGATCCGCACCCTATGCAATGTTGGCGCATCCTCCCGATTCACATCGCACATTCCGGTTTCTTTGTCAATATTAGTCGCAATACCGACCGTCACAGCCGCCGGTACACCTTGAATCAATTTACGGATCATTTGTTCAAAAGCATCTTCCGGAGTCATAATCTATAACTTAATTGATTAATACGCTCATAACCCGTATCCGATCCATACCGTATTTGTACCGAGTCAATCAAATATACGCCCTCCCGATCAAGTTCCCGGTCATCGATAATCTGTAAGCTGTCACCCGGCATCGTACGCGGCAAACCATAACCGGTAATCGAACCTTGATAACCGTCATAACTGATCGTTTGCAGCTCTTTGTCGGCCAATCGCTTAAGCTCGGATTCGGATGATACATAATTAAAATTTCGGGATATTACACGTGCATCGTTATCATTACTTCCTACTGTAATCCGTATTTTCTTACCGTTTTTCGACGGAGCTACAGCATTGATACGAAGTTTGGTATCTTCCTTACGATTGTATGTCAAATTATTCTTTTTGACATTTACCCCAAAAACATATTTATGCCGGTCAAAAACTCTAAACGAATACGGCCAATAACAATATGCGCACTTATTATCCGTATCGATTCGGGCATAAAAACCTATTTGCTGCTTTAAATCTTGTAACGCACTATACCGAGATTGTCTGTTTATCTGCCAGCCGGCCGACAAATTAAGATCCGGGCAGTCGATTTTATATTCAGGCAGAATATATGATAATACAGACATTAACGTTGTCGATACCCAACTTTTAGTAAGTATATCTCCGTGTTTAAACGGGTATAAATCATCATCTAAATGCAATTTAACCGGCCAACCCGACTCTATTTTACGAATATACCCGGTAAACTCCGCATTGTACTGTCCGTCATATCCCAGTTCTAATTTAACCCTGTATCCAACACGTATATAATTATACAAGCTCTCTTTCGTAAGTCCGGGCAATGGTTGCAATGTCTGATATTCGCGAGGGATTACGACAAGAGCCGACCCGCCCAAATCCCGAACAGACAATTTTATTTCTGCACTGGATATATACGACATTTCAATGCCCCGACCATCCGGAGAGAGAACTGTAAATCGTGAATTTGCTGTCAAATAAGGCATTATTTTACAATTAAATTAAATTCGGCAGGTTTAGCGCTATGGGCAACAAGATTATAACGCACCGTGTCCGGATAACCTTCTACAAAATCATAGGATTGGCGATCGATCCAGATTGCCGTAATACTCATATCAGCAAGCAGCTTAGATGATACCGGTATAATACCGCGATAAGTGCAAAGAGCGTTAAGCCGGCGAACTTTATCGCCGGGATACTGATGCCTCTCCATATCCACTATAATACCGTCAATGTTAATTTCCCAACTCTGCAATCCGAAGTCTTCGACAATTTCGTTTTCATCTCCCCGGTCTATTACGGTAATAACCGTTTTTTTAGACCGGGAAAAGGAAAATAAGGGAGGAGGTGCGAGCACATCCGTGCTCTGATCAAAAGCAAACCGGTAAATTTCGCCGTCAACGGTCAACACCATATCTGCAAACTGCCGGTCTGCAACATTGATCGTATAACAATCCACAGCATAGTTATTAGGAGACTGCACTTTTTTTGTAACCAAAGCATTATTGAGAGCGATACCGGCGGTATATATACTTCTATCTATTGCTCCGGATACGTATGTCCCGGATGCAAGAGCTTCTCCAAAATCACCCACATGCCCGAAAGCACGCTGATACCTGTCAAACAATTCTATCTCAAATCTACTCATAGTTTAACTCCTAAAATTCCCTGCCGGGCTAACCATTTTAATTGTTCTACCTTTTCGCACCATACATCCAAGCTTAGATATTCGGGATATGGAATATGAAAATAAAAGCTAATCAACGCATTATATTTACGGTCGGTATCCTTGCCGTCGTCGTCTATAATTACCGGATAAGCGGCTATATATTCCGCACGACGGCTTTGCGTAAAGGGATTAAACTCGATATTGCATTAACGGCTGCATAAAACAGACCGTCATCAGCTTTAACCTCCTCCTTATGCGTCAAAAGGCATGCATTAACCAATAATTCTTTTGCTTTTAACGGATTCGACTCTATCCATTTCTCAAACTCCGAAGTAACAACCCTGTCGGGCACGCAGACAATAACAGTTAAATACTCGTCGCCGTTATCATCTTTAGGGAGATCGGCATAACGTAACCGATTACCGTATTTCTCTTTCAACGTCGCTAAAAGTTCCGGAGTAATACCTGCCGGAAGTCTTTGTTCTTTTTCCATTCTTATACTTTTTGTGATTGATAATTGATGTCCAATACAAATAAATCATACTGATACGCCAGTCCCATTTCAGTTGTAACACTACGCCCTTGACTGCTAAATTTAGCCGTAATCGTATCGTTTATCACTTCATTGTATTCATCGACATAAGTTACATTAATATCAAAAGGCTTGATGCTCAGTAAATCTCCTCCTGCCGCCTTTTCAATGGGTGCGATACCGGCAACTAAAATCGTAATGCTTGCCGTATGCTCTACCTTGCCCATAGACCAAGAAGCCGCCCGATTGCTGCTAATCGTATGATTCAACTGATGTTCCTGTGTAGTTCCATAACTCAATTCCGTTACATGTTCCCAGATATTGCCTAATGCGGTAACTTCAACATTCCCGCCGTCATAAGCTTTGCCATTCTTCCGTATTTTCATATCAACGACCGTTTTATATTTATAACTCCGTTTATACGCCCTATGCAGCCTATCGGCATCCAGTCATAGGAGACGTCCAAACTTTTATTTCCAGTCACTAAATCACTATCCGGATCGACAGTCGTTTCTCCGGCAGATATTTCTCCGGCAGCACTCATTCGGGCAAATACATCATCTCCGAATCCCTCATAATACCGAATCATTCCGGTTGTCAATTTACCGGTACGATCCAAAGGTGGCGAGCTTTTGATTTTAGGCAAATACGCTTCGTATAACTCTCTGAATACTTTGCAATTGGTACGAGCTAACGCCATACTCGACTCACTCATATTTCCGTCGGCATCGATAACCTCACGAGCGCAGTTATGCCCGTCATTAAAAACAGCAATACCCGAATAATACTCGGCAAGTATATAGCCTTTTGTATTAAGTGTCTCAAGTTCAGCCTCCTGATCCTTAACTTTGACATGGTTAGACAAACCTGCATTGATCCATACACCCCGCGTCGCATCTGTTAACGGCATAGTTCCTACCTCACCGATATTGAGGCTGACCGGACGCTTTGCCATAGCCCCCAACAGCGTGCCGATCGCAGCATAATATTGAGCTTCATTCTTTAGGCTATCCGCAAAATCCCAATCCTGACCGATAACAACAGATACATTCGGAGCATTAAATTCCGTTTCCGAAATTTTAAGATCACGAAGATTCAGTACTGATGCCGCCTGCCCCGCATATCCAGCTCCCTCCAGCCCGATGCACAATGGACGATTCGTTGAAAATGTCCAGTCCGATAACGCTTGTGCAGCCTGTATTGCCTCCATTAATCCTTGAGGCATACCGTCAACTTTTGCGACAGACATTTCCGGCAAGTAGGCAAAACCGAGATTAAAAATATTTCCGTCAGCCTGCGCAATCATCTTTTTAACACTTTTCGATTCTATGAGAGATTTAAAAGATTTATCTCCCTCGGAAACACTCAATAACCAAAGTACAGCCCCCGATCTGGATACCCGAAAATACTCCGATATGTGATGTGTCAGCAAAGTATCCGTGATGCCATAAGATGCAATATCATCCACCGTGTAGAGGGTTATCGGTTTATCTTCTTCAAGATAAATTTTCCCTTCGACCGGGCTTTTGGGTTTTGTCGTCCCGAAATACCCTACCAAAGCAGAACATTTGACATAATCCGTCAAAGTGTTCGCTCCGGTGCGACCTTTAGTCAGTGTTAATCTGCTCATCTTTGTCGTCCTCCGTTTTCATTATAGTCTTCGTACAATCAATTACTCTGATTTTCTTGCGGTCATCCACACTGTTATAAGCATTGCATTTATCGGTAAAATACTCTCCTTTGTCATTCACATACACCTTTCCGACACCATATTCTTTCGCAATACGCTTTGCCACCTCATTCATATCTTTATTTACTTTAGCCATGACTCCTCCTTATTTTATGCCGATTTTTTACTCACAATAGCGGCGCACGCTTTTTTGGCCTGTTGCGGCAATACGACAAACCGATTGGTAAAACTTATAAGATTGCGCTTATACAAAGGATCTTTTGCGGCTTCCGAATAATGCATTTTGGTACTTCCTACCGCTTTAAACATGCGGGGAACATAAAAAAATACAGATGCTTCGTAATCTCCGTCGGCAGGAACAGCCCCATATGATTTTTTTGCCAAATCCTGACCGAACAAGGGACAATTCACCGCCTCGTAAATTTCAAACCCGAACATTTTGTAAATCACCCCGCTTTCGTAATTATGATATTGATCCTTAAATTTCTGATCTACCATTAACAAGTCGTTGACATGGTCGCTGCACAACACCAAACGCCGGCCACGTTTAGGCACTTTCAGTTTATCAAGCTTGTTTTTAAGCGACAGGATGTCCGCACGGGTAAGACGCAAACGACCGTCTGTCACCTCTCCTGAGGTGAGCAATACCGGAGTATCCGTCGTATTCGAAGCCGGAGCAAGGGCATGTATCGCTTTATCCAAGTGCGCTTCAGCTAATTTATTACCATGACGTTCTTTGACTAAAGTGATCTTATCATAAGACAATGCGTACAACTCATCATCAGTAATAGAAGTAGGCTTTGTCTCAAATTTACTCAGTTTGATAGCAACATCCCCGTCCGCTAAAGTTTCTATATCAAGCGGGTATGTCTTATTATCAATTAACACCGTAGGATCACCGGACACATCATTAAGGTGTATGGTATCATTTTCAGCACGAGTCGAGAAATCGGGTATCCCATCCAAAAATGTGCCCTGTTCGGCATGTGTAAAGTGCTCGACAATTTTACCCGTCCAAACTTCCGTATATACGGTTTCAGATAAAACTCCAAATTGGCGCGGAAAGAAACAGGATGCCAAACCAACGGCATTTAACGTTAATGCACCATACAACGGATCAACTCCCGCTAATCCGGCAATTGTAGCGCCGATCAAAGTATTAAGTAACAGCGCAAAAAACATTTTAGCAAACTTCATTTTCATCGTATTTTACTCGTTAAATTAAATATTCGGTTCTACTCCGTACTTCGCCCTATAAAGAGCCTTGAATTGTTCCGGATCATCTTTTCGCATACGGTCAAGCGCAAGAGGATTCTCTTTCTGATAATCATCCCAGCTTTTCTGAGGTTGACCGCCATGCCCGGCGGCAGCATCGATCATTGCCGAAAAAGTGACTTTTTGTCGATATGGGGAAATCGCAGCCCTCAATGCTTCCATGCCAACCTTTTTCCCTATCGCTTCAAACTGCGTTCTCTGCTCGGCGGTAATTTTATCTTTTACACTATCCAACACCGCTTTAATTTCAGCCTCAAGATAAGAGTTCAGAGCATTTTCCGCCTCCGTCCGGGCTTCTCGTTCCGCCTGTAATTTTGCATCGATAGCGGCATAAATTTCGGCATCTGTGCTGTTTTCGGTTACCCCGGTCAAACCAAACCGGTCAATCAATTCTTTTTTGTTCATAAAATTTTGATTTTTAGTTGTTTTTTCGGTCAAATAAGCACTATACAGAGAATATACAGATTGCTCTCCCATGAGAGAAATTTCGGCTTTAGGAAAAACTTTTACCCCCTCGGCGACGCGATCTACAATGCCGTCGATCAAACCTGCATTCAAAGCCTCCTCGGCGGTAAACCAAGTTTCGGATTTCAGCCAATCCGTTACGGTTTGTTCAGATTGCCCCGTACGCGAAACAACTGCTTTAACAAAGTTTGTCTGCATTTTTTTGAGGGTTTCCGCAATTTTCAGATGATCCTCCGCCGTACCTCTGCCGTCACAACCTCCCGCCGGGGCATGTAACATAATATAAGCGTTTTCACTCATGTAAACTTTTGAAGCAGCCATTATGACAATACCCGCCATACTGGCCGCAATGCCGTCAACATAACAATATACAGGTATAGGATTATTCAATATCGCATTGAATATTGCCGTACCCTCGATTACTGATCCTCCATAACTATGGATGTGCATATCTATATGGTCTGCCTTACTATCTACAACTTGTAATCGTTTCGTTAAATCGGCGGCATTATTATACCAATCTGTAATATCTCCGTATAGTCTTATTATAGCCATTTGTTTTTTTTGTTTGCATGTCAAATGTATATGGAATTTTACAGCCTGTAAAAATTCAATATATCACTTATAACCAACCAAATAACGGTTAGAAACTTATTAGTTTTTAACATGTTTTCGAATGACTTTTGTGTAAACAAAAGCAACGTTTATGGCGAAAAAAGAAGATAAAAAAGACTACATGAAACTGCGGGCGACTGCAGAAGAGCTTTTCGTCGGGCAAGGTATGTCCGGGCGGGAGATAGCAGACTTGCTAAATGTCAGCGAGGTAACCGTGAGCAACTGGCGTAAAGGGCGGGAAGGTGAAAAAACATGGGATGACAAACGTAAAGAACTGCAAATGTCTCCGGTACGCATCAAAGAAAAACTTCTCGATGAAGCCAAAAAGATTGCAGACGGAGAACCTTCTACTATCGATGCTGACAAGTTGAGCAAGATTGTAGCGGCAATTGACCGGCTCGACAAAAAAATATCGATCCGAATCATTGCCGATGTGCTTAAAGAATGTGACAATTGGCTGGTGGAAACCGATCCGTCACAGGCTCTCCTGCTAAGCAAATATCATAAACAATTTTTACAGTACCGCATCTCTCTCGAAGTATAATTAATCAGCGTTTAAATGGATAATAAATATTATAAAATACTGCTTGATTACGACAAGCATTGCAGGCGAATCGCATCTGCAACGACCATAAAGATCAATGAATCTGCAAAAGAAAGACAAAAGCGGATCGGTTGGCTTGAAAAAGATTATATACGCTGGTTCGAATATTATTTCCCGAACTATGCCAAATGCAAATGCGCATGGTTTCAACGCAAACTCGCAGAAATCATAATCAAAAACAAAAAATGCCGGATACTGGCCGAATGGTACAGGTCTGCCGCAAAATCAGTGCATATCGATATGGGCATACCCCTATATCTTTATCTGGTTACGCAAGACCTGCATTACATGCTGCTAATCGGTGAAACAGAAGACAAAGCAGACAAATTGTTATCCGGCATACAGGCACAACTTCAGTACAATAAAAGGCTCATAAACGATTACGGTGAACGATTCAAATTCGGATCGTGGGCGGACGGTGATTTCATAACGACCGACGGGGTTAAATTTACGGCTATCGGATTCGGACAAAGTCCCAGAGGTGCAAGAGAGGGCGAAAATCGTCCGGATTATATAGTTTGTGACGATACCGATAACCGTCGCCATGTCAATAACGACCGGTTAATGGAAGACGGAGTAAATTACATTACCGAGGATGTCTGGGGATGTTTCGACAATACGGACGACAGTACCGAGCGATTTGTGTTTGCAAACAACAACTTTCATAAAAACAGCATTACAAACCGACTTAAGAACTATTTTCAAGTATCTCAAAAACGGGCAAAACAGGAGGGCGATGACTCGATTTTTCATGTGCTCACCGTTAACGCCGTAAAAGACCTGTCATCGTTTATACCGGAATGGCCGGAAAAAACAACAGCCGAATACTGGCGCAAAAAATTCCGGGATACGCCATACCGGAGCTTTATGCGCGAATTTATGAATACCCATATTGCCGAAGGAACGATCTTTAAGCCCGAGCACATCCGGCACGGCAAAATGTTGCCGTTATCCAAATACGACGCTCTCTGTTTTTACGGAGACTTATCTTATAAAGACGCCGGAGACTACAAGGCTCTTATTCTGGTAGGAAAAACAGGCCGGGAGTATCATATCATACATACATATCTTTCGCGTGGCAGTAGGGCTAAATGCGCAGCATGGCTGTACGACCTCTACGAAAAAGAGCATCTTGACCGATATAATATCCGCTACTATATAGAGGGACTGTTCGCCATGGACGAATTTGTCAACGACTTCGACACGGAGGGCGACAAACGCGGGTATTATATTCCTGTCGTTGCTGATAAACGGCCTAAAGAGGATAAATTCGACCGGATCGAGAGTCTTGCCGGATTTTTCGAACGAGGCGGTGTGGTTTTCAATATCGCAGAAAAAGACTATCCCGACCAAGCAACGCTCATCGATCAATTCTATGCCTTCGAAAAGGGCAGTAGGGCAAATGATGACGGACCGGATGCCGTACACGGCGCATTTGCAAAACTCAACAAAATAACCTTTGTCGAAAAGTTCGATCCGGTAATTATCGGCCGGAAAGAATTTATAGGCAAATCAAAAAACAGATACTGACATGGCACGAAGATTTTTACAAGACAGCGATTACAGCGACCAGATACGGGACGAGATACGCAATCTGCTTGACGACAGCGACGACAGCCGCCTCTTACGGCAAGCCGAACATAAAACCATAGCACAAATGCGCAACTGGCTTACATCACGTTACGACTGCGACAAAATATTCGCACCGGCCATAGAGGGAGAACCGGACACACGCGACGCTTTTGTCGTGATGATCGCCATTGACATTACACTGTATCACCTCTGGAGTAAAGAACGGGGTAAAATACCTCAAATCCGGTCAGACCGATATCAGGATGCCCTCGATTGGCTCAAAAGTGTAGGTAACGGAGAAACGATTGCCGACCTGCCGGCAAAACCGCAGGACGACATGACGGGAGGGGTACAAATTTACTCTCTGTACAAACCGAACAACAACAAGTATTAATAAACGCCCGTAGAGCCGTTTAAGCGCATTTAAACAATACCCTAAAATCAAAAATAGTATATGAGTACCAAATTTAAAAAATATACCCGTAAACAGCCTTATTTTAACCCGACCGCAAAAATCGACCGGACAAATGGAATGAAAGATCGGAATGATACTTTCATAACAAAGATAATCGCAGAGTTCAAAGACAGACAACGCGCCGAAATACAAAAATGGAGACGTGCGCTATCTGCCGCTACAGACCCCGAAAACCCGGTTTTATATCCGTTGCAGGACTTATACGATAACCTGTCTTCTGACGGACATTATATATCACAAACAGAAATGCGCAAAGCCGCGACCCTGTGCAGTAATTTTTCGATCAATGACCCGTCGGGAAAAGAGCAGGCCGGTAAAACGGCCTTTTTCAAACAGCAATGGTTTTATGATTTTATGGAAGATGCGCTGGACTCGATCATCAGAGGTTACACGTTGCTGGAGCTGGTAAATCCGCTAAAACCCAAGTTCCAACTTATTCCGCGCCGCAACATCGTACCGCTAAAACATAAAATACTGTTATCCGTATCCGATAGCAAAGGGGTAGATTATGTATCATTTATCGGAGATACTTTGATCGAAATCGGTAATCCCGACGATTTAGGATTGCTGTCCAACCTCTGCGGACAATTGATCTGGAAACGCAACGCGCAACAGTCGTGGGCTGAATTTTCCGAACGTTTCGGCATGCCGATGATTACCGCCACGACAAACAAAAGTTCCGACGCCGAGATTGCAAAAATCCGGGCAATGCTGGCAACTTTAGGAGAAGCGGCACAGGCTGTACTGCCGGAGGGTACGACTATTGATATAAAACCGGCTGCCGGCAGCGATTCTTACAATGTTTATGACAAACAGATAGACCGGATAAACACGGAAATCAGCAAAGCTATATGCGGAGGTACAATGGTATCCGATGACGGTAGCAGCCGGTCTCAATCCGAAGTGCATGAGCGTAATCTCGACGACAAGATCGCCGCACGGGACAAAAGGATCATTACTTTTATTACAAACGACCAGCTCATACCGATGCTCGCACGCTTCGGACATGATCTGAACCCGGAAAAGGATATTTTCACTTTTGATCAGACCTACGAACTTACCCTAAAGGAACAATGGGACATTGTCAATCAGGCATCATATCGGTATGACATCCCCGCCGATTGGGTAAGCAAAACTTTCGGATTCCCGATTATCGGTGAAAAAGAAGTGCAACCCGGATTATTCAATATGACCGCACAGCATAAAGAACCGAGCCCCGGAATCGGCGGCGGAGGATTTTACGAAAATTTTCGTTAGGGGGATCGCCGAAGGCTCAGGCCGATCCCCCGCTATTATACGAGCCGTGTCCATATTGCGGAGGTTTTCATCCGTCTGCAAAGAATGAGCCGATCGACTCTATGGAGGACGAGATCAACCGTATAGCGGAGATAATTCTATCGGGAGGCACACCCGCCCACGATGCCGGATTGCTGTCCGGGACAGTTAAACAATTATCCGCATCCATGGCAAAAGGATATACCCGGCCGATAGAGCAGGTCAAATGGGACACCCCGGACGCCGATATGATCGACAACCTGACCCGAAACATATACCAGTTCTCGGCAGCAAAAAACTGGCAACAGTTACACGACATGACATCGGCATTGCATGACGGCGAGCGCATTGTTTCCGAATCCGAATTTTTTGACCGGATAAATGCCATTAACGACAAGTACAATAAAAACTGGCTGCGAACCGAACGCAACTCCGCAATAGCCGGAGCACAAATGGCGTCCCGGTGGGCACAGTTCCAGAACGACAAAGAGGCAATTCCGTTACTGACATACAGAACCGTCGGAGACAGTAATGTACGTCCGACACATCAGGTATTGGACGGGATCACCCGGCCAATCGACGATACGTTCTGGAAAACCAATTATCCGCCTAACGGCTGGGGATGCCGCTGCGACGTGGAACAAGCCCCCGGACGCTCACGACCGACACCCAAAAACCGCATTCCGAACGTCCCGATACCGGAAATGTTCAAAACCAATTTGGCGGAGGCCGGACTTATATACCCCAAGGAACACCCCTATTACAATGGTGTGCCGAATGCGGAAATTCGTAAAGCTATCGCATGGCTGCCGCCCGACAATACCTATCATCGGGTTTTATCCGACAATGGGATGCCGATCGAGATAAATGTCATGCACAACAAAACCGAAATACCGGGCAATACCTCGGTGGCGAACGACCTCTGCAAGGCCGGATATAAAGATATATACCTTTTGCCCGACATACATGCCAAAGACGCTCATTTACGCAAACGTTATCTGCCGGACGGATACAAGCAGCGCAATATCGCCAAAAACCCGGATGCGGTCATATCCGACACTGACGGCAATAAAATGGTATGTGATTTCAAGATCATCACCGGAGAACGCAATTTTGCGCATCGTATTGCACAAGCGGCGGAACAGGCGGATTATGCGGTCATTAAGCTCGACTTAAAACAGCATAAATTAGGAAATGATAAAATCAAATCAGTTGTCAACGCAAAAATGGTCGAATTACCGGATTTAAAAGGTGTAATCGTAATAAACCGTAAGGGGGAAGTAATATACAAAGCGATCCGCTAAAAATACGACTGCGATTATCCGATACCGAAGCAGCGGGTAATCGCAGAAGGACTTCAGGCTCGCAGGCCCGAACACCGCAAATATACATATAATATTTTAATATGCAATAACATGACGAATTTATATTTAAAAATTATCGACGAGCTGGAAAAGAACAGACAGGCTTTTATACAAAAAGGTATGACGCCGCCACGTTTTATCGACATCTGGGACGGACAACTGTATGATGAAAATTACGAATTTGTTTACCCTTGCATTTTTTTCGATTATGCGGCCAATTGGACGTATGCGGGTAAAACCAAAACGGGCACGGCAACTGTCGAACTGCATGTAATCGCCGATCCCCTGCCGGATTGCAGTAATGTCTCAAAACGTCTCTCCGAAGGGTTAAAACGGTTGGATTATTACCAAATTGTAGCGGATATTCTGGAGGGTATCAACACGGAAAACACCACTTACCTTTCACTGATCAACGAAAGCCCGGTTACCACCGACTACGGTATTTATCACAAACTGACATTTCAGACGACCGTTCAACGCACCTATCTGAATAGCGACATGACCGGCCGGATTGAGGATATCAATATTAAACAGCCTAAAATATACACGATATGAGCACATTTGACGTAATACGGATGCGGTTCATCCTTGACAAACAAAAGTTTTCGAACGGATTTACAGAGGCAAAAAAACAGATAAAAAGAGACACGGGCGAGATGCGGAGAAATCTCGACCGGCTTAAACTGGCTCACGTCCGGGCGTTTCGGGAAATGCGGGACGAGATACCCGGATTCAATGCCGCTATGCGGTTGGTTAAAAACCCGTATGTGGCGGCAGCGGCCGGAGTCGCGGTATTATACAAAGGGTTTCAAAAAACCACCCAAGCGGCGGCCGATTTCAATACACAATTCAGACAACTGCAAAACCTCAATATCGATAAACCGATAAATGAGCTTAACCGACTTAAAAATACCGTTTTAGATACAGCTTTCGGTTCGGGTTTCGATGCCCGGAAAACATCCGCCGGATTTTTCGATATACAATCCGTGACCGGAAAATATGGTAAAGAGGTAAAAGAGATCGTGCGTCAACAAGGGGAATTTGCTCAAATAATGCAGGCGGATTTCAATAACTGGATCGCTGGAACAGGTAAAGCCATGGCTAATTACGGGTTCGGAGCAAAAGAGTTGACCGATTTCAATAAATCGGCATTTGCAACTGTAAAAGTCGGAGAAACTACATTTGACAAATTAGCGAATGTAATGTCTGTATATGCGGGATCGGCAGCGGCATCAAAACAAACCTATGACACCGCAAATAAGTTGTTCGCTTTATTTACCGTACGAACTAAATCTGTTGACGAAGCCGCAACTCTGACAAAATCTTTATTTAATGACTTGACTAAGGAATCAACCTTAGCAGCATTAAAATCCGTGAAAATAAATCCGTTTGATGATAATAAAAAACTAAAACAAGCGGACACAATTCTATTAGAACTAAACAAAAAATTCAGAGATCTAAAAGGCGACAAATCAATTATAAACTTAAAGAATCAATTCACCGGCTCGGAAGGACTTATCGCATATATACAAGCAGCAACTGACCAATCGGATAATTTATATAACACCTTAAAATCTTTTAATGACACAAAATTCGAGTTTGCGGATGCTCTAAAATTAGCAAAAGGAGATGCTAACTATTTGAATAACATACTACAAAATAAACTCCATACATCCATTATCAAAATCGGCGAAGCCATGTTGCCTATTAAAGTCATGCTACTCGAAAATATTATTCCGGCTTTGGAAAAATTTAATTTCTGGTATTTAAATTCGGAGAATGGCCGACGTGGGCAATTTAATACACAAGGACAAAATGAGATCAATGATCAATATAGCGATTTGGTTAACAATTTAAGTAATATGAGCTATAATGATATGCTGGAAGCTCAAAAGCAGATAATCGGAGATCTTAACGCCTTTAAAGCTCAATACGATAATTTTATCGCACCGCAAGAAAAGATTCTGAATAAGATTGATAAAATTAATGGCATCAACGACAACAGAACTATAGATGAAAAATTATCCCAAGCGACAGGCTATTATAGTGATGTTTTAGCTGGAAGAAAAGAGCGGTTAGAATATCTATCCAAGAATTTACTTACCTTGTGGAAACAAGCTCAAGGGAAAAGCCATGCGACAAATGGAAATGGAGGCAATACTGATAATGACACCGGCAATGATACATCATCAGAGGGTATTACTGCAATTACCGGATCAGCCAAGCAGGTTCGTAACATTACGGTCAATATAGATGCTTTTAATAAAGGAGGCATAAACACTCAACAGACAAATCTCCAGCACATGGACAGCAGGCAAATAGAAGATTGGTTCACGGAAATGTGTTTGAGGGTTGTTCGAAATCTCGAAACAAGTTATTGATATGGATGATTTGAAATTATTTGACAACATCGGCAAGGTACTCGATCACTTACCCGTTAAATGTGCAGCTATTGCCGTTAATTTTACAAAAGAGAGATTTCGGACACAAAACTGGCTTGACAAAACGCCCGAACCATGGAAACCCCGAAAACGCCGAACCGGAAGAAAAAGCGATAACAGGGCGATACTTACGAAATCCGGGCGTTTGCGCCGGAGCATCCGAAGAACCGGCATAGGGTCAAACTATTTCGAGATCGGTACGGATGTAGAATATGCCAAAATACACAATGACGGCGGAAATATCGATAACATACAAAACGTAAAATCCCATTCACGCCGCGAACATACACGCAAAGCTTACACACGTAAAGACGGTAAAAAGATCAAACAGCAGCGAATAAAAAAATACACAGTTAAGGCCTACAAACGACACATTCGCTATACCATGCCTAAACGACAATTTATCGGACAATCCGACGCGTTAAACAAACGAATGTTCGATTTTATACGGCAGGACTTTATTAGTGCCATAAAAAAGCATATAAAAGTGAAGTGACCCCTAAAAGTTTTTTGTCCAACTTTTAGGGGTCACTTCAAAATTCCGGTACACCCTCATTTATATTATCTTACAATTTTTAATCGAAACATTTTCTTATCCTTTTCACAGAATTCTTGAATTATATCAATGGGGAGTTTAAAAGCTTTAGACAAATCATTCATTGTGTATCCAAGTTCAGTTTTGAATAAAGAATAGGCTTCATAAAAAACAGAAGGTTCATCTATTTCAACATTGATGGGTTCACGTTTAGTGTACCCTCTTCTGCTAAGTTCAATATAGAAATACTTACATTTATTTTCATCTATACATGCCAATTCTTTTGCTCTTCTAATAATAGATGCCATTGATGTAAGCCAATATTCTTTCAATGGAGCTAAATAGCTTAAACGCAAATTTTTAAGAGATGGCTTGATCGATTCTGAAGGCATTAAAAATTCTGCAGCGAATCTAAAAGCTTCATTCTCTTTATCTCTATAATCTGGTATTGGATAATTAGGAAATAAATGCATGATAATATGTCCTAATTCATGAGCTATTGTCAATCTTTTATGGTCATTGCTAAAATTCTTATTCAATACTAATACAAATGATCCTTTGTCAGTTGTGAATGACACTCCATCAAAAATATCTTCGTCATAGTCTTTTTCTACTATAATAACACCATATTTTTCCAATAAAGAACAGATGTCCTTTATCGGTTCAGAATCTGAAATCCCCATATATCTGCGTGTAAATTTCGCTGCAGATTCAGGAGTATAACCGTCTTCAAGGTCAATAAATCTTAGATTCATTTCAGGAAATTCAATAGAATCAGACATTTCATCTACCAAATATCCAATAATTTTATTTGAATAATCGATGTGACAACGATCCTTTTTACTGATTCCGCTTCTTCTTCTATAGTGGGCATTATCAACATTATTACCTATCTTTACATTGTAAAATTCTTCAGGGAAGCCCAAAAAGTCAATAATTCGTTTCACAACATCAGCAGATAATACTCCCAATCCCTTTTCAAATTTAGACAAATTAGATTGCGATAAGCCTGGAATTTTTGACGCTAATTCTGTTTGTGAATAGCCACGATATTCCCTGACAAATGTTAGCTGCTTATAATTGAAATTCATAATCGTATGTTTAATTTCCAATTTAAGAACAGGGTCTTAAATATTATTACTATAAAAATATCCAGTGGCAGACGGGTTTATACTTATGTTATTTATTCTCGGCTGTTTTGGCTTTATTAGAACCTTTCAGCGATACAGATGCTGCAGCAGGAGCAGACGGCTTCAAAACAACAAACGGTTGCAATTGTTCTGTATCGGGCTTATTAATAGCCCATTTTACCCTGTTTTCATCTATATAAACTAGCTTTGGGTCAACTAATTCACCAAATTGATTCTTTTTATAGCCAAAAAACAAAATAGGAGCTGTTGGATCCTCATCATCCTGAAACAATCTCCCCTGCAATTGGTTTTCTATCGAATCAGTCATCTTTGTACGAATGTTCATCGGCATATCATCCTTGTTCAACTTCTTGAAAAGAATTATATATCCCTTCACATAAAGCATGAATCTACCATACTTTCCAGTTTTCCAATCTCCACTAAAAAACTTCTGTATCGATTGTACCATTTTAACGTTCAACAAGTGTGCTTCAAATCCTCTCATACGAGCTTCTGGAGGAGTTTGCACTATCTCTTTATTATACTGCTTAACAGCATTTTCGTATGATTCAAACAGTTTTGTGAGAATTGAACCTAGTTCAATTTCACATTCTTTTGCGCTAATAATGCGCTTTCTCTTTATTTTTTCATTATTTTTGTCAATCATAAATTCATAAAATATTTATGTCCGCCACTGGACTTAAAGAAATCTCTGTTGCAGCAGAGATTTTTTCTCCAACAAAGATATATATTTTTTTTTGAAAGTTGTATATAATTCTCCGAAAAAATTGTATTTTAAAACGGTGTTCAACTATGGCAAAAAAGCCATTGATGGAGGAATTTGTCCAAAACAAAACCAAACTACTGGCATTATCATAATTTTATATGCGAAAAATTTAAGATTTAAGGGAAATTCTCAAAATATGGCTGCTTAAAAAATTTCACTCCCCCCCCAACAAAATAAAAGGAGGGCGCACAAATATTTCTCAATTTGATACACCCTCTTTCTTAACTATTCATCCGGTAACCAACCGACTACAATTTTAGCCATTAACCGGCCTTTACCTTTGCAGACCGGACAATCCTCCGATTCATACCTTTCCCGTCCCACTTCTTTACTAAAACTCCCGTTCCCGTTACAATGAGGACAGATATGTCCATGGGAGGTAAACACCTCGCCTCCTTTATGATTGATTAATATCGGAGGCACGATTTTCAATATTTTGCTAATTTCACTCATGCTATATGCGATTAAATGACGGTTCAACCTTCTGCCAAAGATTATATTTGTTCTTCTCCTCGAAATAAAAATTGATAACGGTATTTTCCACCCGGTTGCTTTCTTTAAAAAGGTTCATGATTTCCGAATATTCCGGATCATTAAAACTATCCTCCAAAGAATACAACGCCGATATAGACTTGTAGTCCAAATCCCCGTTGCCGTTACGCTGTATCATCGTCATTGCTAATTTATACATCGGGTCACTCTCGCCTTTATCACTGCTTTTAACCCAGTTTCGCAAAAACTCCACAAGCCTTTTTTCGGCAATATCCGCACGATCATCAAAGCCTTTAACTTTATTGCCTTTGACAATAAATTTAAAATCCTCTCCGGTAACAGTAAAGCTAAGCTGATCTTCAGACCTCAATTTGCCATACTCACGCAACAAATCAAAATAAGATTCCGACTCACCGCGCAACCAATTTTTAAAATCCTTTCCCTGTGCGGCATAATCCATAAAACGAGTTTTAACCCGCTTCAAAAAATCATCGCGCATTTGCTCGAATGCTTCCCGCCGTTCATTATCCTCACGTTTCAAATCGGCTTGCAATCTGTTTAGTAATTCCGCCTTTTCCTGTTGGCTTAACCCTGTCAAATCTAAATTTCCCATATCGCTTTATTTTAGTTGTTTGTTTTATCTGTTATCGGTTTGATTGATTTAATTAACCGAATTACATTTTTAATCGGATTATTTTTTTAGTCCAGTTCCGAATTGACTTAATCGATAATGATTTATGCGAAGCCAATATCTAAATGATTTTAAAGACATCATAATTAATCTTCAATTATTTTTTCATCTTATCAAATTCAGTCAAAAACATCTGTAAGTCTATGCCCGTTGAACACACACCATCGAATAATTTATACATCAGTTCCGGTTCTTCCTTCCAAATTTGGTACACAATAACTTTCTTGCCGACCCCTTTCATCCATCCTGCTTCCGAATGAGCAGAACGTCCGCAAGGCAATACAAGAACACAAACATCAGCCCATTGCATAGCATCAAAATCAGATATGAATCCGGCCTCTGCGATTGGGTGATTGAGGGCTTCCCAGTATTGATTTATATCCCATAGCTCCCAATCTTCATCAATTTGCGACCATTGAAATCCCGGTTTTTCTGTTGGATGTCTAAAATCGTAAACTTCATGCCCTTGTTCACGGAGAAAATTAACAACATTGGGCTGATATTGATTTCTCCAACTACTCGCTACATAAATTTTTGCCATATCGTTATCGATTTAAATATCACTCATCTTTAAATCCCAAATCTTCCTCCGTGTACCCGATCGACAACAGCCAATCAGAAAACGAGTACCATAAACCGTTCTCTTTCAGAAACCGGTCGAAAAGCTCCAATAATTCATCCTTTTTCATATCATCTATTTTTATGATTAACAATCAAATAATTCAAGTTGAGTATAGTCAAAAGACCGTATTTTTTGATCTACAAGCCGTTCAAGCCGGCGGCACTCCCGGGAACGTTTAGCCCCCCCTTTTTTTTAAAGTCCTTTTGTGCGCGCCGCATGGCCGCCACCATTTTTATAAATTCTTCCATACTAAAACAGTGTTTTTTGTTGACTATCCGCCGACTCTATCCGTTTAAGATCACGAGCTGCAGGAGTAGCCAGATAATTGTAAAACGTCGCCTGTGAGATCAAAAATTTGGGATAGATATACGTTTTATAGATATATGCCGTCGTACGGCCGCTATTTGCATGCAACTTATACTCCTCCTGCACCCGGATTATTTGCCGGAGCTTATTTTTTCGGTTATATCCTTTTGCCATATCTCAACAATTACAACGTTTTTAACTTATTTGCGCCCTTTGACTTTATCATCCGTAAACGGCCGATACACGACTCCAGCTCCTCGATACTCATTGCATTAAGTTTTTTACCGGCAATGCGGGGAGATGACAAATAACCATTAATAACTTCCCAATCTCCACGTTCCGTTCCTGATGTGTCTACCCCGATCTGATCCAACAACCTTAACACTTGACTCCGAAGGCTTTTTATGGTGTTCGAAGCCTTAGACAAAGCCCGATTTCTCATATCCATAAGCATAGATTTGTACCTATATGGGTCTGTCTTGTAAAATTCATTCAAGCTTTCGGTTTTTTCACCTGACCATTGCCAGACAAACATCGCTTTCAGTTCATCCTTGTAAGCGCTATTATAATCCGGCTGACGCCTTAGCAAAGACCAGAACTGTATATGAGGATTCATTTTTTTACAATTTTCGAGGGTTGCTGTTTAATTTTATTTCTAAATACCTGCAACGGATTAAACCGAGGAGCAAACTGTTCGCATTGAGAGCTAAAAAACACATCGAAATTGCCAAAATCGACAAGCGATATTTTTTCCCCACTTGCAAGGCGATTTACAACTTCCGTTTTAAACTCATCGAGCACCAGCATTACATCCCCCAAAGGGATATTCGTGCGTTTACTGATCGTTTCGGCCAATGTCTTTTCGGTAACGACATCCGATACGACCTCTATACCTTTGGGATGCTTATTATTTTTTATTCTGTATTTTATCATATCGACAACTTATTTACAATACGAAACAAACTTTCCGTCAACGGCTGATTTACACGATCGGCCTCTCTCAATACAGGAGTAAGATAATCGGACAACTCCCCGTAATTATCGCAGGTATTGATAAGCAGCTTTTTCAAACCCTTATCCTCGATAGACTCCAAAAATGCGGAAAACAGAGGATCGCAAGGGGTAATATTCCGGATACCGGCTTTTATACGACGGTAAAATTGCGGTGCTCCCGGCTTATCAAGCTCTCGCATCCGGTTAAGTGTCTTAACAAGCTGGTTTGTACCTATCAACACGATCGCACAAGCATTTTTCAAAAAGTCATAAAGTGCTTTAAGCATCTGTATGGCCGATAAAGTCAGGTTTTCAGCCTCGTCAAGGATGATAATCGGATGTTGTCCGCAACGGTACATACGCCACAATTCGATGTTTATCCGGTCGAGCTTTTTCGATATATTTCCCGGCTCGTTTATTCCGACAGCATCCATTATCTTATCCACTATATCACGCAATGTGTAATATTTATGACATTTGACAACATAACATCCGATAGGATTGGCCGCTCTAAAACGCTCGATGGTATATGTTTTTCCGCAACCCGTTTCACCGATCAAAGCCCGCGTATAAGCACACGCTTTAGCATCCTCCAGTTCGGCGATAATCTCCACAAACTGCTGAGTCTTCACAAACGGCCAATACTCTTTCTGTAATTTATACCCCACGGCATTGGCAAGCAATGTAAACCAACGATCCGCTATGGGAGATAAAACCCCGGTACGGGAATTTTTATAATTGTATTCTCCCGACATGATTGCCGATATATAAGCCGGATTGACGCCGGATATACGAGCCAGTTCATTGCGAGAAATGCCTTTTTCCGTAATATAACTCTCGCAGGCCGTTGCAATTTTTTGTTTCAAATCGTCTGTCATAAGTCTTTATATTTATCAAAATCTATTTTACTGTTTATATACTTATCGTATTCTTCGGCAAGGTCTAATTCATCGAGATTAGACATTTCTTTTTCATATCCCCCTATCTCAACCGGAACGGATCTGTTTTTGCACTTTTCGTTTTTCATATTAAGCCCTTTTATCGGAGGCATATTGAGCCCGTTCTGCTCCGGGTGAGTACCGTATTTTTTCATCAAATCCTCCGTTCTTTGCATCATCTCTACACGCTGACGCTTACCTTCCAGTTCCTGATATTTGATAAACGATGCGTCCAGCTCATCCTGATCCTGCTTTGCCCGGTGTACCTCGATATAAGGACGTGCATCCGCAACAAACCGGCTGTCTTTATCCACACTGAATAACTTTACGTTATCCAGATCGTCCGGATCGTAATACACATAAAATTTACGGTCGATATTCCGGAGCATAAATGCGGTATCCGGCAGCCCCTTTTCGGTAAATACTTCATAAGTATATTTCTGATTGTTTATCCGGATCGTTATACCCGCATTGGTATAAGTAACCGGCTTTGCCGACCGCACCCAGAACAAGTCCACCATATCCCAAAGTTCGATTTTGCGGGCTTTGGGGTTGACACTATCCCGGTACATCTGTAAACGCGGCATTCCCGATTTGGGATGTCTGGCATTATTCCACTCCGTCCGGTATTGCAGGTATTGTTTTATCGCATTCTCAAGAGTAGGAAGATTGTTCTTATTGGCCAATATGAACTCCATATTCGCCTTGCTTTCAAGCCTCTTTGTGGTAATATTCTGTCCGGTAAAATTCCAGCCGGACATAAACCCGGACTGAAAACGACCGAATGCGCTTTCAATGGTTTTCGATTTTCCGTTGTAAGGTGCTGTATTTATGGATAACCGCGCAACTTTTTCTAAAAAATTCCCGGTTTGCAACCTCTTGTGTCCGCCCTGATTGTCATATTTAAGTTCGTAAGGACGGTATCCGGCAAACTTGATCGCCATTTTAAAGGCATTGTATTGAGCTTCGTAATTTTCCGACTTGCTGATATGGTAGCCTAAGAAAACCTCGCTGTAAGCATCCATAACCTCATATACCTGACAGGTGGCAATCCGTCCTTTTTCGTCCAGATAATAGAGATTCAATTTCGTTCCGTCCGAGTACCAAAGTGCGTCCCGGCAAGTCGGCAAAACGGTTTTATGTTGACGCACATATTTTTCTTTTGCTTTCAACTCGCCGTATCTCATGCCGTACCATTTCGGTTTTACATCCGGACGGTTCAAAAACATCTGTATCGTCCGGGAAGAAACAAGAGGCTTCCATTTCATCTGTCCGGCGACCGAGTTATACAAGACAAACAGGCGTTCAACGGTCATCCTTTCAACCGGAGACGCAAAATGTGCGATCAGCCATTCTCCCGCTTCATCCGTTATTTTTACGGCAGAAGTATTACCGATTTTCTCGGAAATCAGACACACAGCGCCTCGCCTTATATACTCCCGTATCTTAGCCTGTAATTTGGTGTAAACTTTGGGTAATGATATGCTCTTCGATCGAAGAGCAAATTCAACGTCATCCCAGAACGCGCCGGCTCTGGCGTAGCCCATCTCCAAAACGGTCTTTTTATCCCGTACTTTGCTTAAGAATGCTATCCAGACAAGAGCGTCCCGATATTTTTTCGCAAGCTCGGCGCTCAAAGCAGAGCCGTCCGCAAACGCATAATCCTGTATAAAACGGTCATTTTCGATGTAGTCTTCATCGTTATAAACGGCATTTATATAGGGGTTAAAGCGGTTCATTATATCGTTTAAACGTCCGTTTACGGCATACCATTCCGCAATATCCTTGCCGTCCATAAGCAGCGACCGGATCAAGGCTTTATACTTATCTTTTAACCCCTCATAATGGATATATACCGTATTACCCTCCTTATGATGCGGCCAACAATAAACCTCTCCATTACGTTGTGCAGATATACCCCGTTTCATATAGGTTTCCGATACACCACAACTCACCAGTTCCGGCACGGTTACGCAAAACACTCTTTCTCCGGGTTTGGCAACCTCCGAATAACACTTATCCGTATCTGGTATGTTTCTATATTGTGGCATGTTCTTATTTTTTTTGTTCCCGCTCCGGATTCGCACCGGAAAAGCCTTAATACATCTTTGCATCTTGCACGGGATTGCTTAATTTTACGCTGTCAATCGTTAAAATTTAAGCTATGATTACTGCTAAGGAAAAAGTTCACGACATCTTTAATCAATGATGGTTTACTACACAAGAAGAGATACTTAAAGCGAACATAGAGAAGCTAAACCTTGAACTTCTTTCGCTTTCCAAGAATCTTGAACCTGATTTTCTTGAAAAAGCCGCAAAGATATCCGCAATCGGATCGGCAATTATAAGCGGACTTGCCTTGTTTAAGCATTAAAAGATAACATTCCAGCTTTTTTATCGGATCATCGCAAAAAGCGTACATTTCCGGTGACATAATATCCATATAATAAACCATATTGTTAACCTTGACAATGCGGCAGACATTATCATGTGTAATATTAATATCTATTGTTATCCTGTTTTTTGCTTCTCCTGTTACAACCATGGCATTTTTGTTTAAACGGTTTCTTCACCTTCCAATCGTTCGGCATCTTCCGCGACCCTTAACAGATAATTCTCATGATCGGAGATACTATAAGATTCATCCACATTAAAACTGTCGATCACCTCGTTGTCTAAAAACCGGAGGATCATACCGGAGTCCCAATCATATTCCACCCGTACGCGATCCGTAAAAACATATATCGATTTACGGTTCTGATGTTGCGTATCCCAATTGTATTTTTTGCACCTTTCGTTTTTCATGACTCAATATTTAAAAGATTACTAACTTGTTTAAAATCATCCAAAATTTGCTTGGCGGTTTTCGACCGTTTCGGTATGCGCTCACCTCTGACAATCTTGCCGACATAGCCGATTGTCACTCCGTACTTCTTTGCCAATTCGCCGTAAAGGGTAAAAGGCGTTTTTTCTTCTCTCGATTTCAT